GAATAATGCAAGGTGAAGCTACTAATATTTATTCTTATCTTACTGTAATAAAGAATATTGATAAAAATAATCATCTGGCTCGCAATATATATGTAAGTTTAATAGCTGACAATTTAGAGCAATACTCAGTTAAAAGTATTACTGAACTAGAAAAACTTATTCGAAAACAGAAAAGTAAAATACGTAAATATGATCAAAGAATATGCAAATTACGGTCAACACAAAATATGAAATAGGACAGCAGGTATATCTTTGTAAAACAAAGTTAAAATTTAAAGATGGAGATTTTGTAAATGCGAGTGTACCTAATTTGAATCCTTTTACTGTAACTTCTATTCGGATTCATCAACATCTTAGTTCTCAGAGTATTTATTATTGCTTAGATGGTTTACAAAAATCTATTCGTGAAGATCAGGTTTTTGAATCTATTGAAGCAGCTAAAAAATTTTGTCATGAGCAATAGTTTTAATCATCAATCTTTTTTAAAAGCAGGGGCCGAAAAAGAACAAGAATTCGCTAATTTATTAGTTCTTAGAAATGGTGGGGTCATTTCACATTCTGATAGAAGTACAGATATTAAAGACCATATAGATCTTTTCTGAACTAAAGACAATAAAACATTTTCTTTTGATGTTAAAAGCTTAAAAAAGAGTAATCGATCAGATATTAATACCGATAGTAGTATTCATTGGATTGAAATTAGTAATGTAAGAGGAAATCCAGGCTGGTTATACGGAAAAGCAGATTATATTGCTTTTGAGACAGATAAAGAATGGCTTTTAGTAAAAAGACGTAAGTTAATTGATTTAATCAATTCGAAAGTAACAGATACTGCAGTTAAAAATACTAAAGAATTATATACTTACTATCAAAGATATGGTAAAAAAGATATAATTGTTAAGGTTTTAACTAAAGATTTAGCTGAAATAGCTTCAAAAACTATTAGTAAATGAGAAAATTAAATATAGCATTAGTTGCACACGATGCTAGAAAACAAGAATTAGTAGACTGGGTTAAGTTCAATAAACAAGTTTTATTTCCACATCATTTAATAGCTACTGGAACTACCGCAAAGTTACTAAGTGAGATTAATATTGATGAGATCAGTCCAGACTGGCCAGGTAAAGGAGATTATTATAATACTTATTTAGCTGTAACTCCTGTTCTTTCAGGACCACTTGGAGGAGATCAAATGATAGGAGCTATGATTGCTCAAGGACAAATTGACGTGTTGATCTTCTTTTGTGATAATCTTATTACTCAAGGACACCAAACTGATATATCTGCATTAACTCGTTTAGCATCGTTATATAATATTGCTTTTGCAACAAATAGAACTACTGCGGACATGATTCTTACATCCTCATTATTTGGAAATGAAGATTATGTTCCTATTAAACAAGATTTTAGTTCTTATTTAAATAGAAAATTATAGATAATTTAAAAATAAAAAGATATGAGTAAAGTAGTTAAATTTTATTACACTAGACCTCTTTCCTTTCTTGAAGTAGCAATTGTGCCAATTCGAGAAACTGTAGCAGTACCTCAGCAAAAAACTCGTATGAGTGAGCGATATACAATTGCTGCAATATACGATGAGGAAGCTAAAACTATTAAGTTTGGTCTTGCAACATGTGTTCCTGCCGATCCTTTTGTTAAAAAGATTGGTCGAGAAATTGCTGAAAAGAGAGCAGAAACTGAACCTTTCTTTGAAGTAAAAGATTTTGATGGAACTTTTGCAGATTTTAGGCGTTTGGTTATAGAGGTTGGTACTAATAAAGAAGAGGAATTACTTTATCGGAAGTATAACCGTTATATGCAGGCTGCTGATGAAAATCCTAGATCTAGCATTTAAAGGAAAGGTAACTCTTCCTTTAGAAAAGGAACAAGACTTCTTAAAAGATTTCGAAGACTTACTAGCTAAACACGATGCCTATTTTGATGGCACAATTAGGTCTTATGAATTTGACGATTGTGAAATTATAGAAGAAATTGAAGAAGTGAGAAGTTAATATTCCAATTTTTGATAAAGATATTTTAGTTATTCAGGATGAAGATATAAGTAAGATCACATCTTATTTAGAAGATATGTATTCTGTGCATCTTGAGTATCAATCTAATTTAACAGATGGCATTACTTGTATACTACCTAATGGACTAATTGTTATTGGATTAACTAATAATGATCCATATATTGCTTTACATGAATGTACTCATGCTGTATTTGCCTTAAAAGAGATAATAGGATGATCAGATAATGATGAAGAAGTATTTTGTTATACTTTAGAATGAGTCTATAAGCATGTAACAAAGTATATAAATTCTCATGATTAGAGTATATACAGATGGTAGTTATAAACCAACATTAAATCAAGGTGGATATTCTTCAGTTATAACTGAAGATGGAAAAGTAATTAAAATTCTTTATCAAGGTTTTAAAAATACTACTAATAATAGACAGGAACTAAAAGGAGTTTTAGAAGCCTTAAAGTATTTTAAAACTCCTCAAGTTCTTGAAATTTATTCTGATTCAAGCTATGTAGTTAGTAGTATAAATAATGGCCATGTGGCTAGATGAATTGAAGAAAAAGACGATTCAAAGAAAAATATGGATTTATGAACTGAAATCTACAAGTTAATTCAGTTTCATAAAGTTACATTTGTCTGAGTAAAAGGACATAATAACAATGAATTTAATGAACTTGCAGATTTATATGCACAACATGCTGCAGAATGTTTAGAATTAACAGAAGATGAAAAGTTTTAAATTAAGAAAAATTGGAAATCATTGGTATCCTTGTATTGATCATGAACTTGGAGATCCTATTAATCTTACTGAGAAAGTTGATCGATATTTAAATATATTAGATCTCTCTAAATCAGGAGAAATTACAGTAGAACTAGAAGAATTAGGAATTTTATTTGGAGGCATAAATATTATCTATTTTAACGAAGAGGATATTGTTCGATATTTGACTACTGATGATAATTTTGATATTCGTTTTGTTGTAAACGAACATGAGTTTCTTATATCTTCTGATGTTTATTGGTTATTAGAAAATCAATTTAATTTTAATTTTCATAAGACTAGTTATAAAATTCATATTTATTAGAGATAGCAGAAATGCTTTGTATTTTTAACCATTATAATTATGGTAGTTAAAGAAACTGCAAAGGACCCTACTGGACCTAAAGATATTAGTAGGAGAGAATGTACATTAAGTAAGGAAATTCAGGAGTTATTACTTCGACAACTTAAACACGAATTACAAAATCATAATATATATATGAACTTTGCTAATTATTTTGGAGTTCGTGGATTTGTGGTTCTTGAAGAGTATTTTAAATTAAGAGCTGATGAAGAGTATTTGCATCATAGTTGGATTCGTAAATATCTAAATGAAAATGATGCAGAATATATTTATCCTACTATTGATCAATTTGATAAGAAGATAGTAGATATGGTTGATCCGTTCAAGATGACTGTTGATCTTGAAATTGAAACTACTCAAATGATCTATGAAATAGTTGATCAAGCTGCTGCTGAATGCGATTGGGCAACGTTTAACTGGTTACTTGGACACGATGAAACTACTGGTCGTTTAGTTGAGGAACAGCGTGAAGAGGAATCAATCAGTCGTACAGTTAGAGATATTGCAGAATCAGAAGGTTCTTGGCTTCGTAAGGAAAAGTCTATTATGAACGCTTATAAAGGCGATACTGATTAATAGTTAAATCTATGTTAATTCAACTTCCAGATACAATTAAAGACTTATACTTTGTTGGAGATGTTCATGGATCTTGGGATATAGTTACTTATCATATTCGACAATATAAAGTTAAAGATTCAGTTTTTATTTTCTGTGGAGATATTGGAGTTGGGTTTGAAAGTTTAAAACATTATACGGATCATGTAATTCCAGAATTACATAAGGTACTTAAAAAGTATAATGATATATTCATTTGGATTAGAGGTAATCACGATGATCCGTCCTATTTTGAACAAAAACTAATTGATACTAAATATGTAAAATGTGTTTCAGATTATGATATTATTAATGTTTGTAATTTAAACGTTTTATGTATAGGTGGAGGTATTAGTATCGATAGACAGTTTCGTATGCAAAATGATAGTGTTAGTATGGTTAGATATATGAAATATCATAATTGTGACTATCAAACTGCAGAACAAAATTGTCTTAAATCATATTGGCCTGATGAACCAGTAATATATCGTCCAAAAGTAGAAGAACACATTGATATTATTTGTAGTCATTCCGCCCCTTCTTTTTGCTATCCAAATGATAAAGGAGGAATTGTAAAAGACTTTGCAGCATACGATTCTGAGTTATTAAATGATATTGACAATGAGCGAGCTGTATTAGATCGAGTATATGAGGATTATAAGAATGAAGTAACACATTGGTATTATGGTCATTTTCATAAAAACCAAATGCAGACTATTAATAATACAATGTTTAAACTTTTAAATATTGGCGAAATTGTTCGACACTACTCAGACAATAACAATACATTGTAAGATAGTTGCTATTGAAGATGGTCAGTATACAGCTATTGTAGTAGAAGATCTGAATCGAATAGAAACAGATGATCTTAAATATGTTACTGTTGTTAAATGTCCAAACTGAGATATTTCTACTTTTGAAATTGGAGATACAGGTTATCTTCAATTTCAATATGTAGAAGGAGGAAAGACACAATGATACAACAAAGATTCAAAAGATTTTGAAATTTATAAATATACAAATAATTATTTTATAAGTTTTATTAAAGAAAAAGATATATGTAATCAAAAAGAATTTAATTTTTAAATATGCGTAAAGAGACAGAATTTGGCGAGAAGTTACGTAGCGTGTTAGAATCAATTGATTCCTTAACATGGAGAGATAAAAGTGGGAATGATGTTAAACTTGTTGATGCATCTGTAGAGGACTTACGTAAATGATATAAGCACTGTTATGAGATGTTATATAACGTTAGTCCCTGGAATCCTGGTAAGTTTATAGTTCGAGAAAATATTCATCGAACTTGAGATTCATGTAATACGGAACTATTTGTTAGATACATTCTTCATGAATGCGAAACTGATATTAAGACTAAGAAAGATATCTTAGATTATATTAATAAACAAAGAGCAGCATCTGAAAGGGATATACTAAATGATTCAATAGCAAGTATATTTAATGGTGTTCCTCCTATTTTTGAAAAAGTAACAGTAAATCGTCTTATGGACGCTTGTTTTGATAAACTTGATGTTCTTAATAAGAAAATGATTACTGATAAATTTATTTTAGCACAAGGAATTTGGCTAACGGACGAGGAAAAAATTGAGCTAACTGAAGTTGGCAAAGACGGCAAAGCAAGAAATAGAATGGAAGTTATTAAGGAACGATTGTGTTTAAATCCTGATATCAAATTAAGAGTTAGTCCTACAGGGTTATCTTTTACAGAATTTAGATCTTTAGTTCAACTTAGCTCTTTACCAAAAATTTCTTCTTTAACCACAATTGCACTGAAAACACTAAGAGATAAGATCTTATTACTTTTAGATAACGATCTCGATTATCATATAAATAAATGAAGTACATTAATGTCTAATATTCAACGAGTTGCGGATGCTCGAAATATTGAAATTAATCCTCCTGCAGGAAATTAATTAGTACTAAAAATTTTATTTTTTAAATAAAAATTTGTATCTTTGATGAACAGAACGGAACGTCAAAAGCTTGCTATTAGACGTTGATTAGATAGTAATGGGATAGGCACAATTGTTGCTGCAACTGGATTTGGTAAGACCTATATGACTTGCATGTTGATAAAGGCACTATATAATAAAAATCCTAGACTATCTGTATTAATTGGAGTTCCTACAGAGGTTCTAAAAGAACAATGACTTAGAGAGTTGGCTAAAAACCAACTCTTTTCTGTCTGTAAGGTAGAGATATTTAACACTATTGTTAAAAATCAGTATACAGTTGATTTATTTGTAATTGATGAAATTCATTGCGCATGTAGTGAAAATAACATCAATATGTTTAAAGCTGTAAAATATCGTTATTTTTTAGGATTAACTGCTACATTTGAGAGATTAGACGGAAAAGAAGACCGATTATCTGAGTTTACTTATGTTTGTGATCGTATAAATATAAAGGAAGCTGTTGATAATAATTGATTGTCTGATTATAGAAATTATAAAGTTCTAATTGATGTAGATTTATCTCTATATCATGAATGAAATCAGAAGTTTCAAAGTCTATTTTCTATATTTAATTTTGAATTTAATACAGTAATGAGTTGTATTAGTCGTCCTGGTTTTGCAAGTAAGTATGCAAAGAAAACAGGATGAAGTGAATCTCAAGTTAAAGGATTTGCAGCAGCTTGAATGAGAATGTTAAGAAAACGTAAGTCCTTTGTAATGTCTCATCCTAAGAAATTTGAAATAGCAGATAAGATATTAGATGCAAGAAGTAATAAAAAAGCAATTACTTTTTCAGCTACTATTAAAGATGCAGAATATTTTAAGAAACGAGGATATGTTCTACATAGTAAACAGAAAAAGAAGGAAAATAATACCATTATAGAAAGTTTTAACCAACAAACTATAGGTGTATTAAGTACTTCAAAATCTTGCGACGCAGGTGTAGATATAAAAGGTTTAAGTGTTGGAATTATATTAAGTGGAGATAGTTCAAAGACAAGGACTACGCAGAGGATTGGAAGAATTTGTCGATTCGAACAAGGTAAACTCGCAGAAATGTTTACACTAGTTATTAAAGGAACTATAGAAGAAACTTGATATAATAATTCTAATTCAAACCAACAGTACATAACTATTGATGAATCACAATTAGATATAGTGTTAAGTGGAAAGGAGATTTCTACTAGACCAAAAAAAGGCATAATAGATATAGAACATAGATTTTAATAAATAGATCTAACGTAGTACGTTTGTTTATTTTTTATCGTATTATATGGAGTTAGATACGATTCTTAATATTATGGCTAAATACAAACTAACAGCCGATGAGTTACTGTTAGTTTATTTAACATTTATTGCTCAAACAGAAAATGGAGATCCTAAAATAAATAGGAACTATTTTCGAAAGTGATATGAAGGAGGCGGCAAAGAAAGATTGCGAGAATTATTCAATTCACTAAAAGAGAAAGGAGTAATCAGGAAAAATTATAATCCAAGTACCTATGATCCTGATGAAATTGAATTTAATCAGAATTTTATAAAACAATATTTTAAGCTTTCTGGAGAACTTGGTATGGAATTAGAGGAAGCTTATCCAACTAATTTATACTTTAATGGGAAAACAGTTAGTTTAAAAAATATTGCAAAGAAATTCTTAAATATGTCAGAATTCTACTTCTGATATTCTTCTACTATTGGACATAGTATTGAAAAGCATCGTGAAATATTAGAGATACTAGAATGAGCTAAATCTAAAGACCTTATACAAGTTTCTATGGTTGAATTTGTTTCCAGTCAAAAATGGAAAGAATTTAAAGAAATGCGAGATAAAGGAATTAATGGCAAAGTTAGTACTGAACAACTTTACGATACTGCTTAATGTCTATTGTAGATGAATTATATTCTGAAATTGACAATGGTAGAGAAGGTAGAAACTTAGGTTTAAAAACTGGATTGCCAAAGTTGGATTGATATACAGGCGGATTCCAAAAAGGAGTTTACAAATTAATATTTGGACAAAGTGGTTCAGGTAAAAGTTCATATGTAATATATTCTGATTTATATCGTATATTACGAGATTATCCAGATAGAGATATTGTACATGTATATTTTAGTCTGGAAATGAGTTCGAAAGTTTTACTTGCTAAATTGCTTAATCTATATATATATGATACTTATGGAATAGAAATTTCTTATATGACACTAATGTCCGTTCGAGAAAAACTATCTGATAAATATTATAAGTATATTCAAGAGTCCAGAGTATGACTAAACTCAATCATACATAAGCTTATTATCTTTGATAAACAGCTAAGTTCTAATACTTTCTATGGTAATATGAAAGAACTTCTAAAACAATGAGGTACTTTTCAAGATATTGATGAAGGTAGAAGAAATATTTATATTCCAAGTAATCCCGATAAAATAATAAATGTAATAATTGATCATGCTGGTTTATTAACTCCAGTTGATGGTAGAACTAAAAAACAGGAAATTGATCAAACCTCGCAATACTGCGTTTATTTTAGAGAAAAGTGTGGAATATCTATTGACTTTATTATGCAAGAAAATAGAAACACAAGTGATGTAAATAGATTAAAAATGGATCTTGCAGAGCCAACCCTTGATGATGTTAAGGATTCTGGTAATGCAGGTAATGACTGTAATATTTGTGTTGCAGTATATAATCCTATAAAACATCAACGTAGTACTTATAGAGGATATACTATCATTAATAAAGAATATCCAGAAGAATCTTTAGGTTCTGCTATGCGTGGATTAATATTATTAAAACATCGATTTGGAGTTGCAAATAAAGTTTTTTGTACTGGCTTTCAAGGTAGTTTAGGACGATTTGAGGAACTTCCTGATCCAGGAAGTATTAATTATGAAGTATATCAATCTTGAAAAGATGAGAAGTTAGAAGATGAAATAACAAAAGATACAGCTGCAAAAGATGCAGAAGAAAAAGATAGCTTACAAAAACCAATATTCAAATTTTAAATATGGCTATCACATTACCAACAAACAAAATTCCTGCAGAAACTCAGGACCCAAGAAATTTAATTATTTTCTCAAAACCTAAATATGGCAAGTCAACAGCTTGTGCTAATCTTCCTGGAGCATTATGTATCGACCTTGAAGGGGGTGGATATGATTATATTGATGCTGTAAAGGTAAAAGCATCTTCTGTTAAAGATTTAAAAGAAATTTGTGCTGCAATTAAGGAAGCTAAATATCCTTATAAGTTTATTGTATTGGATACAATTACTAGACTTGAAGAAATGGTTAAACCATTAGCTTTAAAGTTATATTTAAATAGTCCTGCAGGACAAAAGTTTACAGGAGATGACGTACTTGATGCACCAATGGGAGCAGGATATAGCGCTCTTCGTAAGGCATTAGAGATGGTTATTGATATGGTATCTAAATGTGCACCTAATATTATTCTTATTTGTCATACAAAGGATTCAGCAATCGGTAATACTGATATGACTGCAAAGACTATTGACTTATTTGGAAAAGCAGGTAGAATTCTTGCTTCAAAGTCAGATGCTATTGGTTATTTAGATAGAGATGAAGATTCAAATACTATTCTAAGTTTTAATACAAATGATAAATTTGTAGAATGTGGTGCTAGACCAGAACATTTACGAAATGCAGATGTAGTATTAGGAGAAATGAAGGAAGATGGAAATATTGAATTTCATTGGGAAAGAATTTATCCTTCACTTTTAAATCCTGTAGAAGTTAATATATAATCTAAGGATTATGTTAAAGGTATCTTTTGAATTTGACGAAGAATCGAAGGCTGTTACAAATGTTAAAGTTGTTAAAGTGCCTTCAAAATATGATAATATAGATTTACCAATTGTAGAGATAGGAGATAGTAAGTTAATTATGTCTCCTAAAGCCGTTAGTTTATTATCTGCACAATGCGGAGATAGGATAGCAGTTAATTATATCCAAAAAAGTAACGAGCTTACAATCCCAGTTATCGGTAAAGCTGAAGTGTTTTCAGATCCTGAAAATGGGAATAAATTAACAAAAAGTAATACAGTCTCTTTTAAAGGGACTCAAAAAACAATTTTATCTAAATATGGTCAACTCTTTAAAATAGAGGAATGTAGGCCTGGTATGTTTAAAATGATTAAGATTGATGAATCAGATCTTTCTAAAGCTGATACCGATTTAGATACAGAAAATTCAGATTTATTAAAAATTTAAAATTGTAAGAATATGTCAATGTTTGATTTTAGTGTAGCAAAGAATGCAAATCAAGTAACTTCTACTTTCCTTCGTGGAGGAATTCATAATGTAACCTATAAAGGTATTGAATGAGTAGCTAGTCAGAGTGAAGGTAATTCTGATGCTTTTGTTTTATTATTTGAAACAAAGGACGGTATCCAGCATCGAGAAACTATTTTTGATCCAAGTAATATAAGTAATTGTACTCAGAGAGCTACAACTCAGTATGGAGAAAATCCATCTGAAATGGAAAACTTTATGGTTAAAATTACTCAGATCATTAATGCTCTTAATCCCGAATTAGGTGCAAAAATTGCTGCAGGAGAAAAGATTGAAGTAAGTAGCTTTAAGGCTCTTGCTAAATATTTAAAGGAAAATTTAGCAGGTTCTGTTGGTAAAGAAACTCAAATCAAGTTAATTCCTTATAAAGGTTTTGCTAATATGCCTAAGTATGTTGCATCAGTAGGCAAGGATGGAGTTGTTCGTAGTAGAACAAAAGTTATTGGCGAAGATTTAACTTTAACTGCTAGAGAAAAGACTGATATTGAGAATGCTAACTCTGCACAACCTACTAACATGAAAGAACGGGATAAGGATTTAGACGATCTTAAGGAAACGTTTAATGTAAAAGGCTCAGAAGACGACCTACCATTCTAAAAAATAATATAGTTAAATTTTAATGGTCTTTACATTAGAACCGATAAATATCACTAAAGAACTTATTTTAAGTAAAGTTAGTGAAGAAACTTTAATGGAGCATTACTTGGGCATTCCTGTAAAAAAAGGATTGTTCAAGTCTCCATTAAGGCAAGATAGTAAACCTACCTGCGCATTTTATAGGAATAGGAAAGGAGATTTAATATTTAAAGATTTTCGTGGAGACTTTTATGGAAATTTTATTTCGGTTGTAATGTATAAATTCGATTGTCCTTATGGCAAGGCTTTACAAATAATTGCTAATGACTTTGGAATAGTTTCCCGCAAAAATTTAACTATAAATAAACCTCTTATTAAATATACAAATCAAAAATTTAATGATACTACTCAAGCTGTTATTCAAATTGAAGATAAATCTTGAGAAGATTATGAACTTGAATGGTGATCTAAATATGGTATAGATAAAACTATATTAAAAAAGTTTCATGTATTTTCATGTAAAAATGTATTTTTAAATGGAAGTATATTTAGTTTACATAAAGATCGACAATTAGTATTTGGATATTATGGAGGTATTCGAGAAGATATAGAACGTTGACGTATATAAAATATAAGTTTATTTCAAATTGAAAGTCATTTAGATTACAAGGTGCTCACGCACTTCCAAAAAATGGAGGAGAATATTTAGTTGTAACGAAATCTTTAAAGGATGTTATGACTCTTTATTCATGTGATAAAATTCCTGCAATAGCTCCAATTTCTGAAAATTGTTTTTTAACTGAAGCTCAATATGCAAAGTTAAAGTCTAAATTCAACAAGATAATTTTATTCTATGATAATGACCTTGCTGGAATTGAAAATATGAATAAAATTCGTAAGAAATTTCCTGATGTGCATGTATTATTTATACCTAGACATTATAAAGCTAAGGATATATCAGATTTTTATAAAATGTACGGAAGGACTAAAACTTTAGAATTAATTGAAAAAGCAAAAAACTACGTCTCAGAAAAGGAAAACAGGAGCATATTGTAGAAATAAAGGACATAGATATGAGACAAAAATTGCTCAAGAACTTAGAAATCTTGGATTTACAGATGTAGTTACATCAAGATCTGAATCTAAAAGTATGGATGATAAAAAAGTGGATTTAGTTGATCGTAGTGGTAAGTTACCGTGTTATATACAATTGAAAAATACTGTTAATACACCTCAATATCACGCTATTAAAAAAGAATGTCCTTTAAAAGATAAACCTTTTATTGTAATTTGAAATAAACAAGTTAAGAAAGAAAAAGTATTTGGTTCTGCAGGAGAAGTAGTAATCATGGATAAAGACTTTTTCTATGAACTCTTATCAAAATTAATTAATGGATAGTTGTAGAGTAGTGTTCACTTCTGCTTCTGGACAAAAAATTATCATTGTATTTACATATGATGAAGAGAAAGATGAATTAAATTATGTCCCTCGATTTGAACCTCAAGTTGATGCAAAAACTCAATTAGGTTTGTCTGGAAAGTTATGTGAAATATTTTTAGAAGCATTATCTAGCAAAGATGGAACAACAAAAGATTAGATACGATTTGACTCCACAATATGGAATTGAGGAGGTCAACAAAATTCTTACAAGCAAATTAAGTAAGTACCAAGAAAATGAATGGAAAAGAGGTATGAAATGGACAGATGTTCTTTCATCTCTTAAAAAACATTTAAATCAATTTGAACGAGGTATTGATTATACAAACGAGGGACTTTTAGAAATGGCTGAAGTAGCTACTAACGCATTGATATTATGTGAATTCTATCATATATATCCTCAAGGAGATGATAGAGTTATGGCCCCTATCGATAAGCCTATTGTTGGATTAGATCTCGATAATGTAGTATTTGATTTCAATAAAGCTTATGAAGACAAGTTTGGTGTTGCTATGAATCCTTACTGGAATGCAAACTATCAGATGTCTGAACATCTACATGAGTTAGAATCAGATAAAGAGTTTTGGATTAATATTCCTGTATTACATAGACCCTCTTTTGAAGTAGACTATTATGTAACTGCAAGAAATATTCCAACAGAATGGATTCAAGAAAGTTTACAGAAGAATGGTTTGCCATGTGCTCCTGTAATTACAGTACCTTGGAATGCTAGTAAAGTTGAGGCAATTAAAAGTAAGGGAATTACGATTATGATTGATGATAAATACGATAACTATAAAGAAATTACTAATGCGGGAATATTCTGTTATTTAATGGATGCTCCTCATAATCAGTATTATCAAGTAGGACATCGTAGAATTTATGATCTTAAAATACCTATTAAGTAATGAACTCAAAAGATAAATTAGAACTGGCCCTACATGAAGCCTATATAAAAGCCTATAAATTAGCTGAACCTTCTGCAGATTTTGATACTTTAGTTGAGAATGCAGAAATTATGTCAGATGGCAAGAAGAACATTCATTTCGAAAACTACTTTTTAGATGAGGATATTGAAGAAAATATCTTAAATGAAGTAGCTAAGAAATATAAGTTATCTAAATACATGAAAGGCCAGCTTCATATAGCTTATTGTTTAGGTTGTAGTCCAGCGACAAAACGCAAGGAAAATGACAATTAACTTAAATGATATAAAACTTAGTCCAGTCTTAGAAAGTGTATATAGAAGTAAAATAAGTGATGCAGAATATTTCTCAAGCTCTTATTCTAATTATATATCAAATTCTAGATTAAAATATATAAATCCTGATCAAGGTGGTAGTCCAAGTTTATATAATAATGGTATAGAAAATAAATCAACTAATTCTTTAGAATTAGGAACAGCTATACATGAATTATTTTTACAACCAGAGTCTTTTAAATTAGGTGATTCATATAATAAACCTACAGCAAAATTAGGTATGGTGATAGATAGTATTATTAAATATAGAAAACAAGGTTATACTATTAGAGAATCTATTACCAAAAGCTGTATTGATATAGATTATTATAAAAATAATTTAAATGAGAGTAGAATCCAAAATATAATAAAATCTGGATTAAATTATTATCAAAACTGCAAAGATTTAATAGAAGGCGATTTAGTAATTTTAAATGATAAACATCGTACAATTTGCAGTAATTGTTTAGAATCGTTATCTAACAATCCTTCAATAGTAAGTTTAGTAAGACCTGAAGGTCTTGAATCTTATAATGAAGATGCTTTGTTCATAGATATTATTGGCGAATATAATAATAGTAAATGTATATTAAAATTAAAAATGAAAGCTGATAATTGGACGATTGATAAAGATAATAAAATAATTACTCTTAATGATTTAAAGACTACGGGTCATTTACTTGAACAATTTATGAATGGAAGTTTTTGGAATTTTCATTATCATAGACAAATGGGAATGTACCTATGGATGTTACTTCAATTCTGTAAAAAAGAATATGGATACACTCCTAAAGACTGGACTTTTCAAGCTAATATTATTGCCGTTGAAACTACAGGCTCTAACAGAGCTAGTGTTTTTAATATTGATTCAGACATACTTAATATAGGTAGATTAGAATTTTGTAGACTTCTAAAAATGGTTGCATATTGTGAGATCAATGGTTATTCTGACGATGTTACATTTATTTAAATATGCGCAAATTAGAAATTCAGGCCTATACCTTAGATGAAGCTAAAATCGACGCTTTTAAACAAGGTATAACTGTAGTACAAGATGCTACCAGAAGCTGAAAAAAATCTGGATCTCCAGTTCTAACTAAAGATATGAATATATTTGCTGCAGATTTTCTTGAACAAAAAGGAATGTTTGATTTTGAAGGTGCTGGTATTATTATTACTATAAAATCTGGTACTAAAGATACTCGTAAGAAGCCTTATAAAGTTATTAGTTCAAGACGTAAAGGTCGTTGTAAACTTTATCGAACTATTGAGATTCGTTTAAAACGTAATCATGAAGTAGTTGGAAAAGCAATAAACAAAACCGAAGCATTAAATCTAGCTAAAAGTTTAATTCGTAACTTTCGTGAAAACGTGTATGCAAAAACTGTATACAATACTAAAGATATTGATTTTGAACTTGAATATATGCCTTCTATTAAGGCAGAAAAAGGGCAATATATTGTCTTTGGAGTAGAACAATCTGATGTAAAACTCAGTAAAAGAAAGAATAGAGGGGCAGAGTAATCTGCCTCTTTTATTCTCTTTATATATAAAATTACATATAAATGACTATAGAAGAATGGTTAAATAAAGACGAACTTGCAATAACAATTTGAAATAATAAATATAGATTTGAAAATGAATCATTAGATGCGTGGTTTAAACGAGTAAGTAATAATAATCCTGAAGTCGAAAAACTAATCAGAGAAAAGAAATTTATTTTTGGAGGACGAATTTTAGCAAATAGAGGTTTGAATTCTAAAAATAAAAAAATTACTTATTCAAATTGCTATGTAATCGCTCCTCCACAAGATAATCTTGAGTCTATTTTTGAATGTGGATCTAAGCTAGCTCGTACTTTTAGTTATGGAGGTGGATGTGGAATTGATATTTCAAATCTCCGCCCAACAGGATCTAAAGTAAACAATGCAGCAAAAACAACATCTGGTGCAGTTAGTTTTATGGATTTTTATTCATATATTACTGGATTGATTGGGCAATCTGGTAGACGGGGTGCATTAATGATTTCTATTTCTTGTGATCATCCAGATCTTGAAGAATTTATTGAACTTAAGTCAAATTTAGATAAAGTTACAAAGGCTAATATTTCTGTTAGAGTTAGTGATAACTTTATGAAATCTGTCATTAATGCAGAAACTTTGATTCTTAAGTTTATTACGGATACAGGAGAAGTTATAACTAAAGAAGTTGAAGCTTATCCTATTTTTAGAAAATTAGCAGAGATGAATTGAGATTATGCAGAGCCTGGAATTTTATTCTGAGATGCTATTAAAAATTGAAATCTTCTCTCAAATAATCCTGATTTTTCTTTTGCAGGTGTAAATCCTTGTGCTATGTAAGTGATTGATAATCAAATAATTATATCAATCTTTGGCTCAAGTAAAAAATTGGGCAAAATCGGTGAATTCTAACCAATTCAAAGAGGTAGAATTTGTTTATTAGCAAATTTATTACTATTTTTGTTGTATGAAAATACCGAGATAATTTCCTAAATTACGAAAGGTTAGGAAATATTGTAACGCATAGTGAGTGAATAAATATAATCTCACCACGAGTGCCCAATACTAATTTACTATGATAATATATAAAGTAACTAATAAAATTAATAACAAAATTTACATTGGTCAAACTATTAATTCTTTAGAACATAGAAGAAAGCAACACGAAAAAGATTGTAGACGAAATAAGTACTATAATAATCGTTTTCATAATGCACTTATTAAGTATGGATTTGACAATTTTATCTGAGAATGTCTTTGTGAATGTGTTTCTATTGAAGAATTAAACAGTAAAGAACAGTATTATATTTCTGAATATAATACAACAGATAAAGCTTTAGGTTATAATTTGAAGTTTGGAGGAAATAATGGAGGTAAATGTTGTGATACTACAAAAGTTAAGATTAGTTTAAGTAGTAAACAAAAGTGAACTAATCCTAAAATTGCTTCTAAAATGTTAAATGGCCTTAGAAAAGGGACTGAAACTGTTAAACAAAAAGGTTTAAAAAATTATGTACTTCGCAAATGTATTTATTGTGATACTGAATTTAAATGTAAACCTTATGATCCCAAAAAGTATTGTAGCTTAAAATGTGCAAATAATGATCCTAAGCATTATTTAGTAGGAGTAAAGGCTGCTTCAACAAAAGTTCAAGAACAGTATCAAAATTCAATACCTACAAAAATACAACAAATTGAAAATTGAATTAGAGAGAATAAATTACTATTACAGAATGTAAAAATGAACAATTTAACTTTTATTCAAGATTTATGTACATTTTTAAATGTAAAAGATCATAGAACTGTTGCAAAAATACTTAATGTAAATAATAAGAAAAATTTAGTTACAAAATTAATAGAAATTAGTAAAAATATATGCTAAACTGGTCTGAATTAACAGACGTATCAGATAACTGTATGGAGGAAACTCCCAGAAATAAAGGATAAAAAGCCTTTATGATAATAAATTGGAAGAGCCCTTGCCGAGCGGAGGGTCGTGTTTGCTCGGAAGTATAAATCTTGCAGAATTTGTTACAGAATATGAAACGTTTGACTTTGTAGGATTTAAAGATACTGTTAAAAAAGCAGTAGTTGCATTAAATGAAGTACTTGATGAAGGTCTTCCATTACATCCTCTTATTGAACAAAGAGAATCTGTTAAAAATTGGAGACAGATTGGACTAGGGGTAATGGGGTTAGCAGATATGTTTATAAAACTAGGTATTAAATACGGAAGTGAAGAATCTATTAAATGGATTAATATGATTGGAACCGAAATGATCTTTTCAGCTTTAGAAAGTTCTAATGAACTAACAGTAAGTAAAGGAGCATATCCAATGTTTAATACAAAAGTTGTAGATACACCTTTCTTTCAAGCACTTAATACTAAAGAAAATAACCTCCGATATCAAGAACTAAGAAGTAATATTCTTTTACGAGGATTATGTAATTCTCAGTTATTAACTTGTGCTCCTACAGGTAGTATTGCTACTATGTTAGGAATTTCAACAGGTTGTGAACCTATTTTTGCAACTT